ACAAGAATATGGACTGAAGATGATTTAAAAGAAATTGCAAAACTTTACAACGAACAAAATCCAGAAGAAAAACACCTTGCACCTGTTGTTTACGGACATCCGTCAAGCGAAGATGCTGCATTAGGTTGGGTTGAAAAGTTAAAAGTTGAAGGCAACGTATTAAAAGCAAAATTAGTTGAATTAAGCGAACAATTAATTCAATCGATTAAAGATGGTGCATATAAATTTCAATCAATTGCTTTGTATCCAAACAAATTGCTGCGGCATTTAGGTATACTCGGTGCGGTACCACCAGCAGTCAAAGGTTTAAAACCACTTTCTGAATATTTTACAGATAGTCAATTTCTTTTATTTGAATTTGCTGAAGAAGATATTAACGATGTTGAAAAGATAAAAGCTTATATCCGTCAAAAATATGGCGAAGACGATTATCAAATTATGTTAAAAGATTTATTATTATTAAAAAAAGAGGATGTTTCAATGGACAAAACAAAAGAAAATATCGCCCCGTTTGATAATACACAAGCATTAAGCGAGGCAAAATTTAACGAATTGAATGCTAAAATTAAAGAATTAGAACGAAAGAACGAAGAGTTGACTTTCGATTTATTCTTTAATGAATTAGCATCGCAGGGTTACGTAATTCCAGCTCAAAAGGAATTAATCAAAAGCATTGCATTGCCGAGTTATCAATTTGGTGAAGGCAAGGATTTACTTACTAATTTAAAAGAATTAATTAAAACGTTTCCTAAGCAAATCGAATTTCAAGAAGTTGCAAAAGAGGCTCCATTGACAGACGAAATCGAAGAACAAACAAAAATTCTGTTGGATACAATAAAAAGGAGTAAATAATGAGTAATTTAGGAATAACAAATACTGGCAATTTAAACACTGGTAGTATTTTTTATAAAGATACCGATGTTTATGAAATAAAAGGGACAATAGAGAGCGGACAAGGCGTTTTGCCAGTCGGAACGGTTTTAAGTAAAAATGTTGCAGGTACTAAATTCATTAAATTTAACAGTTCTGATACAACGAAAATCGAAGGCGTTCTTGGTGAAGAAGTCGATGCTACAAATGCAGACGTTACAAACGTAGTGATTTACGTTCACGGACAATTTTTGACAAATAAATTAACAGCAGGCGTTGCATTAAGCGATGGTGCTTATAAATACGGAACATTAAATTTTAAATCGGAGGTGTAATTATGGCTATTGATATGTTAACAAACTGGAGAAGTTTGACTGCAGGAATAAATAGTTTTAATACGCAACCAACATTTGCTTTAAAAAATATCTTTAAAGCAACGGAAAGACACGCATCTGATGTTATTGATTGGGAAGTATGGACGAGAACATCGAAATTAGCATCGTTCGTGAACGATACCGATAATCCCGTTCCAAGTTCGAAAGGGACTGGCGTTACTTATTCTGTAAAAATTCCTAAGACAGCAAATATTAAATTATTTACTGCAAAAGAATTAGCAGATTATAAAAGGCTACAAGATGCTGGTTATATCCAAAATCCAGCACAAAGGCTACAAGCACAAGCACAATTCATAACTGATGAATTGCAACACGAACAACTTGCAGTAATACGTACACGTGAATATATGGCGATGAAATTACTCGTTGATGGTACATTAACAGCTGGCAACAATACCATAACAATGAATTACGTTGCGAATAAGCAAACGTTCACCTTAGCAAGTGGTTCTAAATGGAGTGATTCAGGGATAAATCCATTAGATACAATTGATAATTATAAAACAATGATAATGAAACGTGCAAATGCTGTACCTACTATTTGTTTATTAGGTTCAAATGCTGCAAGTTATTTCAAGAAAAATGCTGATGTTATGAAACAATTAGATACTAATAATTACAGAACAGGTGCTTTAGATTTGACGCAAGGAATTACAGAAGGTTCTGTGGTATTTTTAGGTGTAATTCGTGGCATTGGTTTTTATGAATACGTTGGGACTTATGATGATGGCGGTACTTCGATCGATATTATGAATCCTAATAAAATATGCTTATTAGCTCCTGATGATTCGTTTAGAATGCACCACGCTCCGATAATCAAAACAGACGGTATTTATCAAGATGATATTTACATCCGAGTTACAGAAGATCCTTACGGCAATTGGAAAAGCTGGACGATTGAACAAAAATCGTTACCGATAGTTCACAATAAAGATTTAGTAATTAGTGCTACGGTAGTTTAGGATGTATTTAAGTGCTGAATACTTAATCAATCTTCTAACTGAAAAAACAGTGGCGCAGTTAACCGATGACGTTAACGGTGAAACTATTAACACTGATTTAATTAATTTAATCATTGCAAATCAATCCGAGTTTATTGATAATTATTTAAGAGGGAGATATTTACTCCCTCTTAAAAATCAACATTATATTTTGCAAGCTATTTGTGTGGAATTAGTTAAATACGAACTTTATAAAAGACGCAATGCTGTTAATGATAACATAAAAGAAGAATATTCGCAAGCTATCAAACTTTTAGAAGATATAAGCAAAGGCAAAATTATGCTGAACGAAGATAACGTAAAACAATCATTTGCTTATACAAAAGAAAAATCGGTTTATTCAAATGACTTATAGTGAAATTGAAAATCGACTTGTAGAAAGATTAAGAGAATATTTACCTGGATATGAAGTTTTAAGCTATCCAAACAAACCTGAAGATTTTCAATTTACTCATCCAACGGCAACAATTTTAGTAATATATCAAAGCACGCAATACGTAAAGGGTGCGTCAATGATAAATTACGAAATTCATATCATTAGCAGAAGTCTAAAAGGTGAACACGGATATGATTTGCTGGAAAGAGTTCGTGAAATAGTAACGAAAGATTTTGAATTAAACGGAACAAAATTTTTTGTTACAAATGAACAGCAATATGATTATTTTGATGGAAAATGGTTTTATAAAATTTCAATTAGTCTACCATTTTTAACATTACAGGGTTATTAAATGAAAGAATTGATTAATAAAATTACTTCAAGTTGGATTAATATCTTACTTTTTATTTTAGGATTAATCGCAATCATTATATTAGGATTAAATATTGTACAAAATTTCGATTTAATTTTAATCCTAAATAAAATTTACAAAGCAGGTTTAGTATTAGGTATTTTCACAATTTACAAAACATTTTTTGCAGGCAAGGAGTTTGACAATGATGCAAAAATTAGTGAAAATCCGCTGGCAGTTGCTATTGATAGTGCTGCAGTTATTCTTGCCATTGCAATTGCAATCGCAGATTGATATTTGTAAAAAATACGTTGGACAGGTTGAAACTTCTTACAACCGAAGTACTTTGATTGATAAATGGAATTTGCAAGCAGGGGCGAGATTAGGTTCAAGTTGGTGTATGAGTGCGGTTTATGGAATTCATTTAGAGGTTTATACTCGCCCCTTATTATATCGTACTGCAAGTTGCGCGAAACAATTGCAAGTGCAAAATAAATTAGGAACGCATTACAGAGTGATAAAGACTACAATGTTAGGAAATTACAAATTAAAAGCTAATTCTATTTTTATTATGAAACACGGGATTTTTTCGGAAAAAGATATAGGTACTATTTTCAACGGACACACGGGTTACATTGAAAACGATAACAACGGAATAGTAACTACTTACGAAGGCAACACGAATAAACGATTGACACGAGAAAGCAAAGGGCGTGATGGTTTTTGGAAATTACAACGAAAGAAAAGAACCTTTTTAGCAGTGTTAGAAAAATGGAAATAACAAATATCATATTTTGGGTTATTGACGGCATCGCAGTTGGTATTTTTTCAGTAATTGCATATCTATTAAAAGAGGTATTTGAAGGTGTTAAAAAAGAATTAGCAGAATTAAAGGCGGTTATGAATGCCATTTTAGAATTTATCGCTGCACAAAAAGAAAAAAACGATCATTATAAAACAGAAATTAATGATATTTGGGATAAAATAAACATTATAGAAACAAAGCAAGAACAACACGGTGAATTGATAAATAATATAAAAAACATACATAATTTAATACATCCAGATAGGAAGGTTTGAATGAGAATATTAGGTAAAGATTACGAAATCATTGAAGCTGAGGCTTCAATAATGAATGATAAAGTTGGTATTTGTGATTATACCAAACAAAAGATTTATATTGCTGAAGGATTAGCAGGTGACTTGTATGTAGATACAATTTTACACGAAATTCTTCATATTATCGATTTCACAATCGGATTAGGATTAACTGAACAACAAATAGTCGGAATTGCAGGAAGCTTATATGCTGTTTGGAAAGACAATCAAAGTATTATAGATATTAATTACAAAGGAAAAGACAAATGAAACACGCCCTTGATATAATTCCAAGTTGTTATTCTTGCACGAACTGGAATTATATTGGAGTGCACGTTGGGATTTGCAAATCAAAAGAATTTCAAGTAATTACAAAAGATAAAAAAGAATATCATATAACTACAAGGCAAGATTTTTTTTGTGCGGCTTATAATCCAAATAGTAGATTAATAGATGAATTAATACAGGCGGTTGAAAATGACGATGATGAATAAAATTATAACAATAGTTTTATTATTAGCATTAATTGCAATCTTTATATTTCTTTTTAGAGTGCGTAACTTCAAATTTAACGAAACGATAAGCAATCCAGTAATTACAATTACAGTTCGAGATACAATTTACAGCAATAAAATTGATACGGTCAAAGTTGGTTATCCAGTAGTGAAAACTATTTACAAGGAAAAAATCGATACTATAATAATTACGCAAGCTTTTGAAAAAAGTATTGATACAACTTTCATTGATAGTTCACGTATGCAAATTGTTTATATGTTTCCGCAAGATACGTTTAAAATTAAACTACAAACACGGATTAAAGAAATAATCCAAAAAGACACTATTAAAACTTACATTGAAATTCCAAAACAAAGAGATTATACAACTTCACTCTTATTTGGTTGTGGTGGATTGATTTTAGGAATAATCGGAGGCGTGTTAATAGCTAAATGACAAAAAGCAAAACACGCATATTGCAAGAATACATTAATCAATTTCCAGATTTGGGGCATCTACCACTTGCAAAATTGATCATTAACGAAGTAC